TTATCATATAGATTAGCTTTAGCATCTTTACCTTTTAAATTATTGTAATGTAAAAATACTTGTGCACAATCTTTACCTTCAAAAGGTTCTCGCCAATGTTCAACATCACAACCAGAATAAATTAACATGTCACCTGGTTCTAGTTCTATTTTAACTCCAGCTTGTCCTTTTCTTCCAGTTGGATCTAAATAAATTGGCCATGGCTCACCACCTAGGTTTAACGTAGTAGATACTTCACATGAATATCTATCTTTGTGTCTAACTAGAACATCTCCTTTTTTATAAATTCTTGCATAGGAATAAGTAGGACATAACTTTAATGAAGTTTCTTTATTCATTTTGTTATTCAATTGACCAAGTAATGTTTCCATTACCATATCACCATAATGTGAATAAGTATTAGGAACTTGTTCATCATTCCACACACCATACTCTGTATTAAAAGGTGATAGATATTTTTGATCAAATAAAAATTTAGCTGCTGTTCTTTTGTTTAAAAAGTAAGTGTAGATAAACTCAGCTACATCAGGAGTTATAGCTCCTCTTAATACTTTATATTTATTTTTCTTGAATGACATTTAATACTCCTTTTGGTATTGCTTGGCAGTTCCAATGTATAAACCTAAACGGTTCAACACCTAAATCAACTATATATTGATGAGGCATGTATGATGGAAAGAATATCATTCGACCTGGCTGTACTTTATAATGCACCTGTGCTGATGCATAAGTTACTTTTGTTTTATCTAATTCCGGTAAAAGATTCATCAAATTACCTGCTCTTGGATCTTCAAATAAAGGTAATGAAGTTTTATCACTTGCTTTTAAAAAATAAAAACCTGACATATGTCCATTCCAATGTGTATGTAATGTATGGTGACCACCCCCACTTTTTGCAAACTCCTGTACCCACATTTCTGTAGTAAATAATTGATGACCACTCATATCAAAACCCATTTCCATTAATAAATTATGTGAAGTTGCACCTATATAATCTGTTAATGTTTTAAATTTAGGGTCACCTATTAAAGTTGTTGAATGATAAACACTACCAAGATCACCTTTAGTTTTATTTTCCTTGTTACGTTTATCTATATCAGGCTGTAAATTTTTTTTAGCTTCATCTATATATTTATCTGATGCCTTGTCTATATCAACCACAAATTCTGGTGCATCACCAAACCATATAGGACATTTAAAATAATCTTCTCTACTTAATTGTTTAGGGTAACTAGGTTTTTTAATTCTTTTCTTTTTCTTTTTCATATTTTTCCTATTTAAATGGGTATCCAAGGTTCCAGATTACTAGACTATGTCTAACACCACGTTTAACCGGTTTTACTCTATGCCATACATCAGAAGGAAATACAACTAAAGAACCTTTAGATCTTATTTCTTTTAACACATGGGTGTTTGCTTTTTTATCTGGATCTTGATTTCTCATATCAAATTCTAACTCACCACCTTTATAATCTTTGTCATTAGATAAAGATAGTGTTACAGATAATTTTCTTTGTTTACCATGTGAATTAGGTTCTTCTGGTTTATGATAAGGTCTATCCCAACTATCACAATGCCAATCATAGTATTGACCTTTTTTATATTTTGTAAACTGACAATTTTCAGAAAAACTCCATTCAAAATTCCAATTAGCATCTCTGTTAGCTTGATGAATATAAGGGTGTATTGCATTATAAATCCAACGTTCGTTTAACCAAACTATATCAGAATCTCTTTTCTTTTTTAAATCTTGTACTTCTTTTTTATTTAATTTTTTATCACCATAACCACCTGTAACTGCCATTTGATCTTGAATAGATTTTGCATAACGCACAATGTCATCACACACATGATGTGGTATAGCATCTTTAAACCAATAATAATAATTTTGTAATTGCATATGTCTTTATAAAGACAATATAAAATAAGATTAAATGATTGTCAATTATTGAAATTTGTATCTTATTATAACAATTCCAGGACCACCACTAGCACTTACTATAGGGTAAGCATCACCATTAGACCCACCACCTCCACCACCAGTATTAACTGTTCCCGGTGTTCCAGCTGAACTTGGACTACATACTGCAGTTGAAATATTACCACCGCCTCCTATACCACCAGAAGCATTAGCAACAGGTGCGGGTGTAGCTTGACTTCCTGCTCCACCTCCTCCACCACCAAAATAATAATATGAACCAGAACTTTCACCTTTAGTACCAAAAGCATTAGGGAATCCACCACCAGCACCACCAGCTGCTACACGATTCGTAGCTCCGCCAGGTCCTTGTGCATCTGTACCTGCAGTCATAAATCCACCACCAGCAGCACCAGAACCATCTGGTCCAGAACCTGGTCTATTACCACCAGCACTACCTTGAGCTGGGCTTGTTGGAGGAGTATTACCTGCTCCACCTGTTTTATTTAAACCACCACCTGAAGCACCACCACCAGAACCCCCTGAGTTACCACAACCACCACCACCATTGTGATATGCACCAGCTCCACCACCACCAGCTGTTAAACCTAAACCACTTGAATCTGTACCTCTTCTTGTACCAGGACTAGGGGCTGGACCTGCTTGTCCAGTATCACCACCACCTACTACAATTGAATAATCTTGAGTTGTTAATGTTACTGCAGCAACACATGCTGTTCTTGGAGAACTTGGTCCTGCATTTGAATAAGTTGTTGCAGAAGCTCTAACACCCCCTGCACCTCCACCTCCTGGAGAATTACCATTACCATTAGCACCTGATCCACCACCAGCTACAATTAAATAATCTGCTTTTGAATCTACTGCAGGTTTACCAATTGCTGCTGCTGTAACATTAAATGGTCCTGAAGCTGTAAATGTATGAATAGCATAATCGCCATCTTCTGTTCTTGTACCACCACTTGCTGAAATAAATGAGGGGGTTACAACCCATGTTCCTGCTCTAACATTTGAATATAAAGATTGCATTGACCAAACGCCTGGTGCGCTTGCTGGTGTACATGTTGCAGGTTCTTTAATTACTATTACACCTGAACCACCATTTCCACCAGAACCAGCAGAACTATCTGCTGCACCAGCTCCACCACCACCTGCGCCTAAATTTGTTGTACCGGCTGTACCACTACCTGTTGATGAAGAACCTGCTCCACCACCACCAGAACCACCTGCTCCACCAGAACCACCATTATAAGTTGCACCACCGCCACCACCACCTCTTGTGACAGAAGAACCTGTTATAGAAGAAGCAACACCTGCTCCACCTGCTCCACCAGCAGTAGGTTGACCAACATTACCAACAGCACCAGCAGCTCCGCCACCACCACCACCACCATTAGGTGCATCACCTGAATTACCTCCAGCAAAACCTTGAGCTGGACTTGTTGGAGGAGTATTACCTGCAGAACCTGTTTGAAGGGCTCCTCTAGCACCACCTCCAGAACCACCTGTTTCTCCACTAACAGTACCGATGTGACCACCCTTACCACCACCTGTTGAAGTAACTGAATTAAAAACTGAATCTACTCCTGATGTTGAAGAACTTGTATTACTTGTACCTCCACCTCCAACTGTAACTGTGTAACCTACACCATTTGATACACTTGAAGTTCCAGTTCTATAACCACCAGCTCCACCACCACCTGAACCATATGAACTTCCTGGATTATATCCACCAGCACCTCCTCCAGCTAATATTAAATAATCAACAGTAGCTGTAGCTTGAGCAGTTAAAGTTCCTGATGAATTAAATGTAGTTGTTTTTGCTGAAACGGACACAGCTGGGCTAAATGCATTACTTACACCTATTATCCCGCCGTTTTGTGAGCTGTTTGTTGGGCTCGCCATATCTTAGTTCTCCTTATGCGGATACCCAAGCTAGTGCTGATGCATCCCAATTAAAATTGTTTTGTGGATCTTCTGAATCTGTTGCAGTCCATTTTTGACCTGCTTCATCCCAAGAAATTTTATAGCTATCTAATGGATCATTACTTCCATAAGTTGTAATTGTTGGATAAGTAACCGGTGCTTGCCAATCATCATTAGCATCTAATGCCCATGAAGCATGAGGCTTTGGACTTATAAATTTATTTTTTGCAGCGTCATAAGTATAATCTATACCTGCATATTGTTTTCTGAAATTGTTATTGTAAGAAGTTTGTTTCCAAGTGCCACCGTTAAAAAAGTTAATACACCATGTTTCTCCATCTACGTGTTCATCCGATGGTACGCAATCATTGCCTACAACGACTACTCTTAGTACTACGTTATTATTATCTAATTCTGCGAAATGTGCCATATTATTATTCTCCTTAAAGTTTAATTATATAATTTTTTGTCTATACTGTCAATGTTCCTGTTACAGTAAATGTTGCAATTTTATCACCACTTGGATGAGTTGCTAAACTATTAGCTCCTGGTGCTACCGCTACACTACCTGGTGCACTAGCTGATGGAATTCTTACTATTATAACTCCAGATCCACCAGTTCCACCAGCACGT